GAGAACGCAGAGGTTGAGGTTGAAAGTTTCGTCCCTATGGATTCTGCAAAGAAGGAAAAGATAGAACGTCAGTCTAATAAAGCATATGCTAAGGAAGTTGTTGCTGCTCGTTTTGGTAAAGAGAAGGAGGCTAATAAGCAGATGCAACGTCGGATTGCAATGCAAAATCCTGCTGGACGTAAAGCATCACTAAAGAAAGAAGAGGTTGGGGTTGATGAAGCAATGAGACTTCCAGCAGAGTATGGTAACTTGTTGGCAGTTGTTGTTATATGGAGAGGTAGATCTCTGATGATCAAAATGTTCTTTCCTCAGGCAACAATGCCTAAGAAGTCAGAAATTCAGACAGAGATTGAAAAAGTATATCCTGGCGGTAGGGTAACTCAATTCCAAAGAACTTCTTTACCTAGTGAGTATTCTCCTCACAATTCACCTATTGTAAGAGTACAAAAAGAATCAAAAGATGAGTCCACTATTGGTGGTGGGAATCTAAAGAAACTTACTAGTCAGGCAGTCAAGAGAGTTGATTCAAATGTTGATGGCACTGTAAACAGCAGTGACATGGAAAGTTCTGACACTGGCGAGTATGTACCTGGACCCGATGGTAAAAAAGTAAAGGCCAAAGCAAGATTTGAAGAGACCGAGTGTGCTCAAACTGCAAAAGGAACAGACTGTGGAGTTCATGGTAAAAAGTGTTGTCCTGGACTTGAAGAAGTAGAAGAAGGAGCAGGAGAAAAGGATGCTTGTTATAAGAAAGTAAAAGCAAGTGCAAAGGTTTGGCCTTCTGCGTATGCTAGCGGTAGATTAGTTCAGTGCCGTAAGAAGGGCGCTTCTAACTATGGCAATAAGTCTGAAGGAATGACATTCCATCAGATTCAGGAGAAGTTTTTACAGACACGTAAAAAAGAGGAAGACCGCCTGGGAAAGTAGATGAAGATTGGCAAAAAGCTAATCGCAAAGATAAGACAGATGGTCTAAGTCAAAGCACAGTAAATGCTTATAAGAGAGAGAATCCAAATTCTAAACTTCAGACTGCAGTTACTACTAAACCTTCTAAAATTAAGAAGGGATCTAAAGATGCTAAGCGCAGATCTTCATTCTGCTCCAGGATGAAGGGTATGAAGAAGAGACTGACCTCTGCAAAAACTGCAAGAGATCCAGACTCTAAAATCAATAAAGCACTTCGTCGTTGGAATTGCAACTAATGAAAACATTTGAGGAATTTATTAATGAGTCTAACAAAAGTGGTGATAGTTCTCTGCGTGACTGGTTTGGCAAGAGTCGTTCTAGTGATGGCAATCCTGGTTGGGTTCAATTGGGTGGTAAATTTGCAGGAAAACCATGTGCAAAACAACCAGGTCAAACAACCAAACCAAAATGTGGTTCTTCAAAAATGAAGCGCAACCTCTCCGATAAAGAAGAGGATAGTGCATTCCGAAGAAAGAATCGACAGGATAGCAATCCAAATCGTAAAGGTAAAGCGATTAATGTTGCAACGGAAAAGAAAAATAAAAAATAATATCAATCATAAATAGAAAAAAGGTTTTGTAAAAATGTCTGTCAAAGTAAAAACTGGAATTACAACAGTAGGAACTGGTGGAACTGATTTTGGTGGTCAGACTGAGATTACTTTTTTCCAATTTAGCACTTCTGGTCTAACTTCAACAACAATTATCAGAACAGATTCTTTAGGAACTGAATTTGGTAGATATCATATTTTTGCTGTAGATGAAGCAAAAGAAGTAACTCTCAGAAAAGATCCAACTGATATATTTAAAACAGTATCTGGAACAATTGAAGGTGTAGGTATCGCAATTTATTGAGTTTAATTCATGTCTGTTGAGCACTATCTTGGTAATCCATTACTAAAAAAAGCAAATATAACTCAAGAATTTACAGAAGAACAAGTTCTTGAATTTGCGCGATGTATTGATGATCCAGTATATTTTGCAGAAAATTATATCCAAATTGTTACTCTGGATTATGGTCTGAAAAATTTTGAACCATATGAGTTCCAAAAGGTTATGTTGGATCGATTCCATCATAATCGATTTAATGTATGTAAACTTCCCCGACAATCGGGCAAGTCAACTATTGTGGTATCCTATCTTCTTCATTATGCACTTTTCAACGACAACGTAAATATTGCAATCCTTGCCAATAAAGCATCTACAGCGAAAGATCTTTTAGATAGATTGCAGACCGCATATGAAAATTTACCTCGCTGGTTGCAGCAAGGTGTATTGACATGGAACAAGGCATCTCTTGAACTAGAGAATGGTTCCAAAATTATCGCAGCATCTACCTCAGCATCTGCTGTTCGTGGTGGATCTTATAACATCATCTTCCTGGACGAATTTGCATTCGTTGCAAATCATATTGCAGATCAATTCTTCAGTTCAGTATATCCAACAATTTCTTCGGGCAAAAACACTAAAGTCATTATCGTGAGCACACCTCACGGTATGAATCACTTTTATAAGATTTGGCATGATGCCGAAAGGCAAAAGAACGAATATATTCCAACTGAGGTTCATTGGAGTGATGTTCCAGGAAGAGATGATGAGTGGAAGAGACAGACAATTGCAAACACTTCTCAACAACAGTTTAAGGTAGAGTTTGAATGTGAGTTTCTTGGATCTGTTGATACATTAATAAGTCCCGCTAAAATTAGGACAATGGTTTATGAACAACCTCAAATTAGTCATCAAGGATTAGATATCTTTGAGGAAGTTAAACAAGAACACAATTATGTAATAACAGTTGATGTTGCTAGAGGTGTTGGTATTGATTACTCAGCATTTACTGTGATTGACATAACAACATTTCCTCATTTATTGGTATGCAAATATAAGAATAATGAAATCAAACCAATTATGTTTCCAGGTGTGATTAAAGAAGTTGCAGATAATTATAATAAAGCATTCATACTTTGTGAAGTTAACGATGTTGGTGACCAAGTAGCATCAATTTTAAATTATGACTTAGAATATGAGAATGTTCTTATGTGTTCTATGAGAGGTAGAGCAGGACAAATTGTGGGACAAGGATTTTCTGGGAAAAAGACTCAACTTGGAGTCAAGATGTCTAAGACAGTTAAGAAAATTGGATGTCTAAATCTTAAAACTCTTATTGAAGAGGATAAACTAATATTCAAAGATTATGATATTATTGCAGAGTTAACCACATTTATTCAAAAGCACAATTCATTTGAAGCAGAAGATGGTTGCCATGATGACCTTGCAATGTGCCTGGTCATTTATGCCTGGTTAGTTCAATCCGATTATTTTAAAGAACTTACTGATCAAGATATAAGAAAAAGATTATATGAAGAACAAAAAAATCAATTAGAACAAGATATGTCTCCCTTTGGTTTTATTGTTGATGGAATTAATGATGAAGCATCTTTTGTAGATTCTGAAGGAGATAGATGGCATACTGATGAATATGGCGATATGTCATATATGTGGGATTACAAATGATGGATTTAGATAGTCAACTAAAATTAGGTCATTTACTATTTCACGATAGAAAATGTAAAGTATGTGGGGAAGTAAAAAATTTAGTTGAGGGATTTTATAGAACTAGAAAAGATAGAGGTGCTGTTGCATCATCATATTCATATGAATGTAAGGATTGTACTATCAAAAGAGTTATTAAATCTAGAAAAAACAAACTAGATATATTATATGATTCAGTTCCTAGGATTAGAGATGTATATCCAGATTGGTAGTGTTCACGCTATGTTTCCCATGTGAAAAGTCACTTTTTAATAAATATTTTCAGATAAACTGAGACCACAAAGGAGATAGAATCCATGGCGACTCCTCAATTATCTCCTGGGATAATCACTAGAGAGATTGATCTAACCGTAGGAAGAGCTGAAAACGTTCTTGATAACATTGGGGGTATTGCGGGTCCTTTTGAGATTGGTCCTGTAAACGAACCCGTTACGGTATCAACAGAACAAGAATTAATCAACAACTTTGGTTTACCAAAGACGGGCGACAATCAGTATGAATACTGGATGAGTGCATCTTCGTATCTATCATACGGCGGTGTATTGAAAGTTGTTCGTACTGACGGAGATCTACTTACAAATGCTAACGTTGGCGTAGGTTCTTCTGCTAAAAGTGGAATCAAAATTAAAAACTTTGATGACTACAATAGCAACTTCTCTTCCTCAGCGGCAGATTGGTATTATGCATCAAAGAATCCAGGGGAATGGGCAAATGACCTGAAGGTTTGTGTAATTGATGATGGTGGAGATCAAATTGTTGGTTTTGCTACAACATCAATTACAAGTTTAGGTGCTGCTATTGGTTATGGTGTTACAGTAGATATTTCTGGACAAGTAATTCCTGGAGCAGGAACTACTGAATCATTCCAAGGATATCTTAAAGGTATTATTACTAACGTTATTGACGGTGAAACTTTTGAAACTAGTACGTGTACTGTAAAAATTCACTCTAGAGTATCTACAGGTGGTACAGAACCAGGTAGACATTTTAGACAGAAGTATTCACAGAATAGCAGCTACGCATCATTCCTAATTGGCCAAAGACTTACTTTTACTGACAATAACGGATTAGTTACATCACCTACTGATTCAGTTGCATCTGTAGGTATTACAACTACAACACCTATCAATGGAGAACAAGGTCAAACATATACTGGGGTTGGTGGAACAACTGCTGGTGGTGGTGGTGGTGCAACATTTAATATTACACGTAACAATACAGATGGAAATATAGATCTTACTGGTGTTGTTATTGTAAATGCTGGTGCAGGATATACTGTAAATGATACAGTATCAATTGGTGGTTCATCTGTTGGTGGTTTTGATCTCATTCAAGGTGCAGTTAGTTCTGTTAGTGGAGTAACAACATTCACAACAATACCTGCTGCATCTAATGGACAATATCTCTCGGTCGCAGGGGTAAGTACTGTTGGTTCTGGAATATCATTTAATGTCTATAGAGATTCTGGTGGTGGTATTGGAACTGTAACTGCTATTAATACTGGTCTTGGATACGAGGTCGGTACAGTAATTACACTTGAAGGCAATACGATTGGAGGTACAGCACCTACCGATAATGCGACTATTTCTGTTGTATCACTAAGAGATGATAAAGTAATTCTCTCAGTTACAGAAAGTAATTCTAGAGTTCAAGTTTCAGGTATTGATGATTGGTATAATGGTCAAGATCTTGGATTGGAAAATTCAAAGATCTACTGGAAAACTATTGCACCAAAACCTGGAACATCTGCATATGCTGCAGAACGTGGTGGTGAAAATGATGAGATGCACGTCGTCGTCGTTGATGACAGTGGAGATTTGACTGGAGTTCGTGGTAACGTTGTAGAGAAGCATTTATTCCTCTCTAAAGCAGTAGATACCGTATCTGCAGTAAATTCACCACAAAAAATGTGGTACAAGAATTATCTTGCAAATTTCTCCAAGTATATCTACGCAGGAGCAAATCAAAGTACTCAGAACGATCCTTTCCACAACACATTCCCTGCAAGCACAATATTCTCGGAAACTGCAACTCCATCACCATATACTGGTGATCCATCAACAACATTCTCATATCCTAATGTTGCTTCAGAAATGTCTTGGGATCTTCCAGCTAAAAACCGAGCATTTAGTTCTATTAGTAAAGCAACTTACACAATGGGAATAGGTAGTAATTATACTACCACTGGAAATATGAAGACTGATCTTGGTGGAATTGTAGAAGCATATGATCTCTTCAATAATGTAGAAGATGTCGCTGTAGATTATTTACTGATGGGTCCTGGACTTGATACTCTTAATGAGTCTCAAGCAAAGGCAAATAAACTGATCTCAATTGCAGATGGAAGAAAGGATTGTATTGCTTTAATTGGTCCTCATAGAGCATCAATTGTTGATATTCCAAATCCAGTAACTCAAACTGCCAATATAGTTGAGTTCTTTGGTCCACTTTCATCTTCATCATATGCAATTTTTGATAGTGGTTATAAGTATACATATGATAGATTTAATAATCTGTTCAGATACATTCCAACTAATGCAGATATTGCAGGATTGATGTGTAGAACAAATATTATTTCTTTCCCATGGTTCTCCCCCGCAGGTCAGCAGAGAGGTGTTATTAAAAATGCTATCAAATTAGCATTTAATCCAGATAAGACACAAAGAGATATACTTTATACAAATAGAGTCAACTCTGTAATTAATCAATCAGGTGCTGGTATTCTTCTCTTCGGAGATAAAACTGCTCTGGCATATTCATCGGCATTTGATAGAATCAATGTTCGTCGCTTGTTCCTTACAGTTGAGCAATCTCTGAAAAAAGCAGCAGAAGCACAACTCTTTGAATTCAACGATCAAATTACAAGAACTAACTTCGTAAATATTGTTGAACCATATCTCCGCGACATTCAATCTAAGCGCGGTATTTATGACTATCTTGTAATTTGTGATGAGACCAATAATACACCTGATGTTATTGACAATAATGAATTCAGAGCAGACATCTTCCTGAAGCCTGCTAAGTCAATTAATTATGTAACACTCACATTCGTTGCAACGAGAACAGGTATCTCGTTTGAAGAAGTTGCTGGTAGAGTTTGATCTACTAGATGATTAAGTAAACAAGGAGGAATTACCTAAAATGGCACGAGCTATTAGAACTATCACCGACTTCAAGGCAAAACTTCAAGGCGGTGCAGCAAGACCAAATTTATTTGAAGTCAGTATCCCATCATTTCCAGCCACTGTAAGTGGATGGGATGATGAAACATTCAATTTTATGTGCAAATCAGCAGCATTGCCTGCTTCTAACGTTGCACAAATTGAAATCCCATTTAGAGGACGTGTATTGAAGGTTGCTGGAGACAGAACCTTCGACGTTTGGACTGTTACAGTTATTAATGATGAAGACTTTAAATTGAGAACTGCATTCGAGCAGTGGATGAATCAGATAAGTAAATTAGACAATGCAACTGGTGCTACAAATCCATCTTCCTATATGGTTGATGCATATGTACACCAACATGGTAGAGGAGAGACTAAATTCTCAACTTCCAATACTGATTCTGGATCAAGTCTTCCATTGAGAACTTACAAATTCTACGATATATTCCCAACAAACGTATCCCAAATTGATCTTTCATATGATACTTCAGATACCATTGAGGAATATACTGTAGACTTCCAGGTTCAGTGGTGGCAAGCAGAAGCCAATGATCAAACTGGTACTGCTATTGTATAATAAATAGTAGAACACTTCAACTACAATTATAATGGCCAAGTTATTTGGATTCTCGATAGAAGATAATAATAAAAAATCCACTAAAGAAGTGTCTTCTCCTGTCCCTCAAAATAATGAGGATGGAGTTGATCACTATCTAACTAGTGGATTTTTTGGTTCTTATGTTGATATTGAAGGAGTTTATAAATCAGAATACGATTTAATTAGAAGATATAGAGAGATGGCATTGCACCCAGAGGTTGATGGTGCAATTGAGGATATTGTTAATGAAGCTATTGTAAGTGATACTAATGATACTCCAGTTCAAATTGAGTTATCTAATTTGAACGTAAGTGATGGATTAAAAAGAAAAATTAGAGAAGAATTTAAATATATTTTATCATTACTAGATTTTGACAAAAAGTGCCATGAAATTTACAGAAATTGGTATGTTGATGGTAGACTTTATTATCATAAAGTAATTGATATGAAGAATCCTACAGAAGGGATTCAAGAATTGCGTTATATTGACGCATTAAAAATGCGTTTTGTAAGACAAGCAGGTAAGAAAAAAGAAGATAATAGTGCTAGATATCTTCCCAGTCAACAAGAACAAAAAAATACAGATTTTCCAGATATTCAAGAATACTTTATATACAATCAGTCAGCAAGTCAAACTGGTATTATTAATAGAGGAAATAATCAAGCATCTAATGGTGTCAAATTCTCTAAAGATTCTATTACATACTGCACTTCAGGTCTTGTAGACCGCAATAAAAATCTAACACTTTCATATTTGCACAAAGCAATCAAAGGTCTTAATCAACTCCGTATGATCGAAGACTCTTTGGTAATCTACAGAATGTCAAGAGCACCAGAACGTCGCATCTTTTATATTGATGTTGGCAATCTGCCTAAAATGAAAGCAGAACAATATCTTCGTGATGTTATGATGAGATATCGTAACAAACTTGTTTATGATTCTAATACTGGAGAAGTTCGTGATGATAAAAAGCATATGTCTATGCTTGAAGATTTTTGGCTTCCTAGGCGTGAAGGTGGTAGAGGAACTGAGATCACTACATTACCTGGTGGACAAAATCTGGGAGAGTTGTCTGACATTAAGTACTTCCAAGAAAAACTATATCGCTCACTAAATGTGCCATCATCCAGAATTGGTGGTCAAGAAGGATTTAATCTTGGTCGATCCTCAGAAATTTTGAGAGATGAACTTAAGTTTACTAAATTTGTTGGTAGGTTGAGAAAAAGATTCTCAAATATGTTCAGTGATCTTTTAAGAACTCAACTTCTTCTCAAAAATATTGTTTCTCCTGAAGATTGGGAGATTATGAGTGAACATATTCAATATGACTTCTTGTATGATAACCACTTCTCAGAACTTAAAGATGCTGAGTTAATGACAGAAAGACTGAATATTGTTGCTACTGCTGAACCTTATATTGGTAAGTACTATTCTCAAGATTTTGTAAGACGTAAGATGTTGCGTCAGACTGATGAGGAGATTATTGAGCAGGATAAACTTATTAAAATGGAAATTGCCGCTGGAATTATTCCAGATCCCAATGCACCAATTGATCCTACAACTGGAGAACCAATTCCTACAGGAGGAGAGGATTTAGGAAAACCAATTCAAGAACCAGATCTTGATGGTGTAAAAGATGGAGGAAGTACAGAAGCACCAGAAATTTAATTAAATAATAGTTAATTGATTTTTTAAAAGACCTTTACGCCGCAGAATAAAAACGGTGTGAGGGTCATTTTTATCAAATTGTTTAAATTCACTATCAACTTTATAAGTACTATCTGAACATTTTAAATAAAAAGGATACTTAATATTTTCATCAAAAATAAACGCTTTCTGCATCTTTATAATATCAGTATTTGTTAAAGAGAATATTTTAATTGCTTCCTCAGCAATTTCAAATACTGCAGATTTATTTGTAAACATGAAGGCAAAACTTTCTGCATGAAGTGTATGTCCATGCTTACCATTAGTCAAAATTTTGCCAGTTTTCATATAACAAGAGACAGATCTTTCAATTTCACTATAATGATTACCAATTATTCCAGAACTATTTTTAACATATTCAAATAAAGTATCATAAAAATTTCTATATGATATATTCATATTTTCATAAAGATATTTTGCAATAAGTTGAGTATAACCTGCAATATGAAATTGAACTATCAACCACCCATACATATATGATTCAATAAGTTCATCATTACTCATAGTATTTGTTTCACATACCAATTCTATTATTTCTCTAACATCACCTTGATCACTACTAAAAGACATGTAGTCTTCTGCTTTGATTGTTTTAATTCCATACACTTCTCTCGAAGTAGAACTATTTAAACTAGTATCACCAAATAATTGACAAAACCAAACATCGATAGACTCATGCTGACCACACTCTAAAATTTTTGAGAATCCTTCTTTCCAACTATCTAATGATTCTTCAGGAAGTCCAAGAATCAGTTCGCTATATGTTTTTACTCCCCATACTTTACTCTTTTTAATTTGGTCAGATATTTTATTGATACTCATATTTTTTCTCTTAATTGCTTTAAGAGTTGGTTCATTCATACTCTGAACACTTAAAGTTACACCTCTACTAATATCATCTAAAATTTTAGCAATTTCAAAAATAACCTCAGTAGAGTTTTTTGAATATTGAACATTTACTGCTTCTAACTTTCCATTGTCTGCTGCCTTTCTAAACATTTTGGCAATTTCAATATCACGTTCTTTAAAAATGCCAAAATTTGCATCCGCATTAAATATAAAACCAACATTATGAGTTTCTGCCCAGGCAATATCCTGAGACACTCTTTCCAACCCAAATTTATTAATCTTACCATATGTAACAGTTCCCCAGTCACAAAAAGTACATCTATGAGGACATCCTCTATTAGTCTCTACAGTCATTGACCAAAGAACATCTGGATTTGATTTGACAATTTTATTAAAAACTCCCATTTGATATGGACTTGGAAAATCTAAATCATTTATTCTATTCTTATTGTATATTTTTTCAAACGGTTCCTCTCTTAGCACACTACTAAGAAGATCTAAAAATGCCTCTTCGCCCTCAGACAAAATTAAACAATCTATAAATTCATACTGTTCATATTTTTTTGTTACTTGAGGTCCTCCAAATTCAATTATACAATCAGGATACTTATCCTTAATTAGTTTTGCAACATGCAAATTATATTGTTCGTTCCATACATAGCAGCTGAATGCACATACAACTGGGTCAATAAGTCGATCAATAAGTTTTTGTGGATTTTCTCTTTTGAATATAAGATCGGCAAGATAAAATGCACTAGCAACATCTTCATATTGCATACAATATGCCCAAAGACACCCAACACTATATGGTAACCAATAAGTATTTTCTTTTCTAACTTCTACAGAATACTGTGGTTGAAACATGTAAACATTTCTCATAATTTTACCAGAATATTTTTATCAAAACCACATCTCCTTATATGCCATAAATTATATCTATTCTCTTCACTTACATGATTAGTCATACTATATTTGACTGGTGTCAGATCTCCAGTTTCAAAGTCAATACTAGATTCAAATTCATATGGATATACTGTATCAGGATTATATACAAAATTCTTTTGAATTGCAAATATATCTTCAGGTGTTTCCCAACAAGAATTTACTAAATTAAATACATCATTTTTGTTATCCCAAAATATATTAAAGTCATGTGCCATTGACATTTCTAATGAGTGACCAGTATCTCCGTCAGTTACAATCTTACCAGTAGATAAGTAAATATGAAGTCTATCATATAAACTTTTATAATGAAGTCCATATAAACTATCATCGGACTTTATATATTCCAACAACTTATCATAAAACTTTCGATATGATATTCCTTTTACTTTTTTATAATATTTTGCAACTATCTGAGAGTAACCATTTATATGAAATTGTATTATCATCCAACTATAAAGATACGCATCAACAATATCTTTAGTTGACATAGTATTTGTTTTATTGATTATTTCAACAATCTCCTTTATTTCAATGCAGTTTTTATTGTTAGTAAAAGAAAGATAATCTTCAGCTTTAATAGTTTCTATACCATATACTTCTCTAGATAAATTACTATTCAATTCAGTATTTCCAAAAACTTGACAGAACCATACATCAATTGATTCGTGTTGCCCATTTTCAAGTAATGTTGTAAAACCATCTTTCCAAGAATCTAAGGTTTCCTCAGGTAATCCCAATATCATTTCAGTGTATGTACGAACATTATACTCTTTAGCAAGTTTCATATGATGAGAATAATCTTTAATGCTTAAATTTTTCCTCTTTACTGCTTTAAGTGTTGATTGATTCATGCTTTGAGCACTAATCGTAATCCCTCTTTTACAATATTCTCCCAATGCTTCTGCAACTTTAAAAACATTTTCATTTGAATTTTTGCTATATTGAATAACAATATCTTCAATATCACTTTTAATATTTTGTCCTGCCTCTCTCAAAAGACCTGCTAGATAGATATCTCTTTCACCAAATATTCCAAAGTTAGCATCAGTGACAAAGATATAAGCAACTTTATTTTCAACCATCCAATTTATATCTTCAACAACACGTTCTAAAGCAAACTGGTGTATTTTGCCATATGTTGTTCCACCCCAGTCACAAAAAGTACATCTATGAGGACATCCTCTATTAGTCTCAAGCATAGATGCCCAAATTACTTCTGGATTATCAGCAACAAGTTTATCAAATACACCAGAAGTATATGGACTGGGTATATTTAAATCAGTTATTCGACCTCTTTGATAAACTCTTGGGAAAGTATTTCCTTTATATAATAATCTTAAAAGATCTAAAAAATTTTCTTCTCCATCACCACCAAGCATAATACAGTCAATAAAATCATACGTATCCAGCATTGCTTCTGATGCCTGAGGACCACCAAACTCAATAATACAGTTCGGATATTTTTCTTTTATTTTTTTAGCAACTGTGAGATTATATTGCTCATTCCATATAAAACAACTAAAAGCACATAAGAATGGATCTTCCAAACTATCTATAAGTTCATCTGGATTTTCTCTTTTGAAAATAAATCTTTTTAAATTATAATGTTCATTTATATCATCAAATTGACTACAATAACTCCATAAACATCCAACACTGTATGGCATCCAATGATTTTCTTCAGTACGAACTTCTACAGTATATTGGGGTTGAAAAAGATATATATTATTCATTACAAAATTCCCATCTTACATATTTATCATAAATAACTAGGTATTATACAATATTATAATGGATGATATTTTAGATATGGTTATTGGTGACTCGTCACCCTCTGATGTTTCTGACAAGATTAAAGATCTTCTTTACTCAAAAACTTCGGAAAAAATAGAAGCAATTCGACCAGATGTTAACAATTCAATGTTTGATAATGCAGATTCTGACGACAAAGAATGATAGTAATAAAATAGTCAATGTCTCTATTGGACAATTTCATAAATAAAATATAAAGATCATTTTTTTCACAATGAAATTAATAAGAGAAGAAATTGAAAAAGTAGAGGTTATTACCGAGACTGTTAATGGTAAGAAAAATATGTTCATTAAGGGCGTATTTCTTCAAAGTGAGATGGTAAATCGCAATAATAGATTATATCCCTTTCAAATTATGGAAAGGGAAGTAAATCGTTATTGTAAAGATTATATTGATAAAGGAAGAGCTCTTGGTGAATTGGGTCATCCCGATGGACCCACAGTAAATCTTGATAGGGTATCTCATAAAATTACCGAACTAAAGCAGTCTGGGAATAATTTTATAGGTAAGGCACAAATTCTATCTACTCCAATGGGCAAGATTGCAGAATCTTTACTAAAAGACGGAGTAACTCTTGGCGTTTCTTCTCGTGGTATTGGATCATTAAGAGACAATACCAAAACTGGTTGCAAAGAAGTTGGTGAAGATTTCATGTTAGCAACTGCTGCTGATATCGTTGCAGATCCTTCTGCACCTGATGCATTTGTTCAGGGAATTATGGAAGGAAAAGATTGGGTTTGGGAAGGAGGTATACTTCGCGAAAAACTCGCAGCACAAGCAAAATTAAAAATTGAATCTGCTTGTAAGCAAAGAGTATTGGAAGAGAATAAATTAAGTCTATTTAACGATTTTTTAAGTTCACTGTAAACAAAACTCGTCAATTATATAATTTAATAAATAAATATAGATTAAAACTATCAAAGGTTAATCGGAGAGTCTCAAAATGTCTAGTGACAACAATTTACAGGAAATGGAAGCAGGCACAACTCAATCCAAGACCGCTGTCAATGCTGGCGCAAAGGCAGGTGATCCAATGCAAAAACTTGCTGCTGGTGCAGTAGCAGGCGCAACTGGATCATATGAGGATCTTGGTGGACCAACACCAGACAATTATAAGTCTGATGATGAATCTGCTAAAATTAAAACACCTGGACAAACCCTTAAGCAAGTTAAGGATATTGTAACCAAAGGTGCTAAACCTGCCGATGCCATGGCGGGTGTTAAGGAAGAAGAGGAATTCGACTCTGAAGAGGTAATCGAAGAGGACGAAGAAATCACTGCCGAAGCAGAAGAAGTTGTATCTGAAGAAGAAACAACAGAAGAAGAAGTTGTCGCTGAGGCAGATGAAACTGCTGAAGAAGAGTTTGATGTCTCTGAAGATGTTAGTGCTCTCCTCGAAGGCGAAGATCTCTCGGAAGAATTCCAAGAGAAAGCACGTACAATCTTTGAAGCAGCACTTCGTTCCAAGGTCGAAGAGATCAAGGAAGGTATGGTTGCCGCTTATGATGAAGTATACGAGGAGCGCCTCGTAGAAGAAGTTAAAGAAATCAAATCTGCTCTTACTGAAAGAGTAGATTCCTATCTTGAGTATGTGTCCGAAGAATGGGTAACAGAAAACAGACTTTCTATTGAAGGTGGTCTGAAGTCAGAAATGACAGAATCCTTCCTCGCTGGAATGAAGAATCTTTTTGAAGAACATTATGTATCAATCCCTGAAGAAAAATATGATGTACTTGAGAGTATGGTAGAAAAACTTGATGATATGGAGACAAAACTCAACGAGCAGATCGAGAAAAACATTCATCTAAACAAGCGACTTTCTGAGTCGGTTGCTGACGGAATCATCGATGAAGTAGCAGAGGGTCTTGCACTCTCGCAAAAAGAGAAGCTCGCTTCACTTGCCGAAAGTGTTGAGTTTGAAAGTGCAGCAAAATATCGTGAAAAACTGGAGATGTTGAAGGAGTCCTACTTCTCAACTAAGAAGTCTCCAAAAGCACAGACCGAAAATCTTTCTGAGGAAGTTGATATTGATGTAACAGGTATTGTACCTGATTACATGAATAATTATCTCAGAACACTTGGTGCTGTTAGCAAAAAGTGAATTTAACATAATTCAAACAAAACAAACTATTAGGTAAAAGCAAATGTTTCAATCCGAACATCTGCAGGAAAAGTGGGCACCACTTCTCGACTATGATGGTATCGATCCTATTAAGGACAACCACAGAAGAGCAGTAACCGCAGTCCTGTTAGAAAACCAAGAAAAGTTCCTCCGCGAACAACAAGCATTCCAAGGCGGAATCCTCAGCGAATCACCAACCAATGCAGGTAATGCTGCTGGTGCTTCAGGCGGTTTTGGTGGAAGTGCTGCAGCAGGTGGTCCTGTTGCAGGTTTCGACCCCGTTCTGATCTCTCTGATCAGACGCTCTATGCCTAACCTGGTCGCATACGACCTCGCAGGCGTACAACCAATGAGTGGTCCTACTGGACTCATCTTTGCAATGCGTTCCCGCTACACCAATCAGAGCGGAACCGAAGCACTGTTCAACGAAGCAGATACTGCATTCTCTGGACAACCTGATGGCCTTGACGAACCCGCAGGATTCTCTGACGGCGTTGCAGGTATGGGTACTACCAGTCAGTTTGGTTCTAACCCTGGTCTCCTCAACCCTGTTGGAACTGCATCCTCTACCGCCTACAACGTAGGTCAGGGAATGCAAACTGGCGATGCTGAGAACCTGGGCAATGGCAATGGTAATCAGTTCAACGAGATGGCATTCTCTATTGAGAAGGTTCTTGTTGAAGCCAAGTCAAGAGCACTGAAGGCAGAATACAGCCTTGAGCTTGCACAAGACCTTAAGGCAATCCATGGTCTGAACGCTGAAGCAGAACTCGCAAACATTCTCTCCACAGAGATTCTTGCCGAGATCAACCGCGAAGTCATCAGAACCGTCTACAAGGTTGCTGAGCAAGGTGCTCAAGCAAACACTGCTACTGCTGGTGTATTTGACCTTGACATCGACTCTAATGGTCGTTGGTCTGTTGAGAAGTTCAAAGGACTTCTATTCCAAATCGAGCGCGATGCTAACGCAATTGCACAAAGAACTCGTAGAGGAAAGGGCAATATCGTAATGTGCTCCGCCGACGTTGCATCCGCACTGTCTATGGCTGGCGTACTCGACTACACCCCAGCACTCAACGCTAATCTTAACGTTGATGACACTGGCAACACCTTCGCTGGTGTTCTGCTTGGTAAGTATAGAGTCTACATCGATCCTTACGCCGCTAACGTTGCTGCTAACCAGTACTACGTTGTTGGTTACAAGGGTAGCTCACCTTACGATGCAGGACTCTTCTACTGCCCATACGTTCCTCTTCAGATGGTTCGTGCAGTTGGAGAAAACACCTTCCAACCAAAAATTGGATTCAAGACCCGTTATGGTCTTGTTGCAAACCCCTTCGCAGAAGGAACCGATCAAGGACTGGGACGCCTCAAGGTCAACCAGAACCGTTACTACAGAAGAGTTCAAATCAAGAACCTTATGTGAGTCGGATATATTCCAATCACTTCACAAAGACCCTTCGGGGTCTTTTTTTTGTCTAAATATATTTAATTGGAATGCGTATTATGAATAAACCCCATTTAATAACTTTAGGTTGTAGTTGGGCATTTGGTGAAGGTTCTGGTTATTCTGAAGGTATGCGTGAATGGGAATATGAACGTATTCAGCATGACGAAAAAATATGTTGGCAAAATGGGTGGAGACGATCAGTTGTAGAACATTTTGATTGTACTCATAAAAATATTGCTGAGTATGGGAGTAGTAATGACAGACAATATCGCTTAGCAAAAAGATATTTTTTATCAAAAGAATTTTTAAATTTACTTCAGAAAAAAACTAAAATTATTGTTCTTTGGGGAACAACCTCTTTAAATAGATATGACATTTGGTTAAACTCTACAGAAACATACGAAAAAATATTATTAAATCAAGTAGATTTTGATTTAATCAAATATGGAACACACCAAGACATATTTGCATTTGCTCTTGATAAATATTCATACAATGAATCAATGAGATTAAAAGAATTAGAATTAGAAATATTGCATTGGAATCAATTTTTTAAATTGTTTGGTGTACAAAATTATTGGTATGATACACTCGGTTCATATGATTACAAAATTAAACCAAATAACTTTTTTGATATTGGTAATAAAAATAGATCTCTTGTATCAGTTGTAGCAAATGTTCATAGGAAGGATAATAACATCAATAAACCATTATTATCAGTAAACGATTTTGAATACTGCACTAGCAATGGATTATTAAATAATTATAGTTATCACCCCAAACCAAAATACTATCAAGAAATTGGTAAGTATTTTATAAACAAATTAGAAAAGGTTATCTAATGACAACTGGAAATGCATATTCAAATCAAGTTCAGAATAGAAATTTTTTATCTTCTGTTGGATTTAGATTTACATTAAATCGAGCAAGAAAAGTATCCTTCTTCGCAAATTCTGCAAATATTCCAGGAATGAATTTGGGTGTTACAGAACAACCAACATATTTAAAAAATATAGATATTCCAGGAGATAAGATTTCTTTTAATGATTTTACATTAAGATTTCTTGTAGATGAAAATCTTGAGAATTATATGCAAATACAAAACTGGATGAGAGGTCTTGGATATCCAGAGTCTTTAAATGAAATCTTTGATTTACAATCTGAGACAAAAAATAATATTGGATATGAAAGTAACTCAATGAACATATATTCAGATGGAACTTTGCAAGTAGTTAATAGTAATAATAGAGTTCAATTTGAAGTTGTATTTGAGGACATGTTCCCATATGACTTATCAGATTTAGAATTTGATGCAACATCTGAAGAAACTCGATACTTTACTGCTGAGGTAGCATTCAAGTATACTATCTACAACATAGTAACCCCTACAGGAAACCCTTTATGATCGATCTTGATAGTATTCAAAAAATGTGGGAGAAAGATTCTCACATTGATATGGATAATCTACATAATGAGTCAATAAAAGTCCCCACATTGCATGCTAAATATTTTGAGATTTACAATGCAACAATTCTTCTCAAAAAAAGAGCAGAACAATCCCGTAAAAATGTTAGACATGAAAGATACGAATACTTTACTGGTAAAGCGGATCCTGACATATATGTCGATAACCCATTCCCCAAAAAAATAAGAGATAAAGATACTCTTCAAAAATATCTTGATGCAGACGATAAATTATCACAAATAAGTTTGAAGGTTGAATATTATGATGTTACTTTAAATTATTTGGACAGTATTTTAAAGGTAATTCACAATAGAACTTATCAAATCAAGAATGCTATAGATTTCCTAAAATTCCAGGCAGGATATGGATAATATTAATGATGTTACTATTCAAAAATCAAATGAGGTATTTTTAAAAATATCATGCGAACCTCATATCGAATATGAATTAAGAGACCACTTTAAATTTGAAGTGCCAAATGCAAAATTTATGCCTCAATACAGAGGTAGAAATTGGAATGGTGAGATTCATTTATTTGATATGAGATCTAAGCAACTATATGTTGGTCTATTAGATAAACTTATATCATTTTGTGAGAATTATAATTATTCTTATGCTTTTGCAGATAATAAATTCTATGGAATGCCTTTTGAGTCTAACGATAATATATCAAAAGAAGGTGTTAAAGATTATATCAATTCTATTACATCTATTAGTCCCAGAGACTATCAGATTGATGGAGTATATGATGCTTTAAAACATAATAGAAAACTATTGATATCACCGACTGCCTCAGGCAAATCATTGATGATTTATTCAGTAGTTCGATATTACTCAGATAAAAAGAAAAAAATTCTCTTAGTTGTTCCAACGACATCTCTTGTAGAGCAGATGTATAAAGATTTTCAAGATTATGGTTGGGATTCTGAGTCATATTGTCACAAGATTTATTCGGGAAGAGAAAAAAATACTGATGCTCCCGTAACTATTACAACTTGGCAATCAATCTATAAACTGGACAGATCATTTTTTGAAGATTATGAAGTGATAATAGGTGACGAAGCACACTTATTTAAAAGTAAGTCGTTAATATCTATAATGACTAAACTTCATCATGCCAAATATAGATTTGGATTTACTGGTACTTTAGATGGAACTCAAACCCATAAGTGGGTTCTTGAAGGTTTATTTGGACCATCATATAAAATTATTAGAACTGCTGAACTTATGGCTCAAGGTCATTTGTCAAAGTTAGATATTACCTGTCTAGTATTAAAACATAATCCTCAATTATTTGCAACCTATGAAGATGAAGTCCAATTTATAATAACCCATGAAAAAAGAAATAATTTTATTAAGAACTTGGCATTAGATTTAAAAGGTAATACTCTTATATTATTTTCAAGAGTTGAAACTCATGGCAAACCTCTTTATGAGATGATTAATTCTTCTAAAAAAAATAATAGGAAAGTGTTTTTTGTACATGGTGGTGTGAATACTTCAGAAAGGGAACTTGTAAGAGAAATTACCGAAAGAGAAAGTGATGCAATTATTGTTGCATCTTATGGTGTGTTTTCTACTGGAATAAATATAAGAAACCTACACAACGTAGTTTTTGCATCACCTAGCAAATCCAGAATAAGAAACTTACAATCTATTGGAAGAGTCTTGAGAAAAGGTAAAAACAAGACTAAAGCAATGCTATATGATATATCTGATGATTGTACTCACAACTCAAGAAGAAATTATACATTAAATCATTTAATTGAACGAATAAAAGTATACAATGAAGAACAATTTAATTACGACATAATAAATGTTAATCTAAAGGTATAGATAAATGGAAGATGATTTCTACGCAACAATAAAATTAAAAACAGGTGAGGAAATATTTTCAAAGGTGTCTCCTTGTAATGAAGAGGATACTACTTTTTTATTAGTATCAAATCCTATTACTTTTTCTGAAGTTAAAATTAGAGGTTCTAATACTGGATATAAATTGGAACCTTGGTTAAAGACAACTAAAGATGATATGTTCATTATTGATATGAAAGATATTATTACTATGAGTGAATCTAGAGATATTGAAATGATAATGATGTATCAATCTTGGATGCGAGAGTCAAAAGACTTTACTGATAAAGAAGATCCTACTGGATACAGAACTAAAATAAATAGACAGATGGGTAGAATCGGTAATGTACAAGATACCAAAGAGATCTTAGAGAGACTATTTAAAGAAAGCTAAGTATCTAAGCTATCCCTATGAACCTCCACAAAGGTAATTGTACAGGTATCCGTCATTACTGTCAAGCTGTTTAAATACTAGTAATAGTGGTATAATTTATGTATTGATAGAATTATAGTAAAATGCCTCCTATTGGACCCATGAGTAAAGTAAAGCGATCTGTACATTACGTAAACAATAAAGAATTTTTAGCTGCTCTAATTGAATATAGGGACAGTGTGGAGTTGGCAGAGATACGATCTGAACCAAAACCCCGCATTACAAATTATCTTGGGGAGTGTTTTTTAAAAATTGCAACACATTTATCATTTAAACCAAATTTTGTAAATTATATCTTTAAGGATGATATGATTTCTGATGGTATTGAAAATTGTGTTCAATATATTCATAATTTTGATCCCAAGAAGTCTCAGAATCCATTTGCATATTTTACGCAAATTATTTACTATGCATTTTTACGTCGTATACAAAAAGAAAAGAAACAACTGGAGATTAAAAATAAAATTCTAGAGAAGACTGGTTATGATGAAGTCTTTTTTGATGACAATCAAATTGACGGTTTGAACTATTCAGACTATAATCAAATTAAGGATGCTGTACATAATAAATCTAGATATTAATGAAAGTAGCAATAATTACAGATCAACATTTTGGTGCTCGTAAAAACTCAAAACTATTTCATGATTATTTTTTAAAATTTTATAATGATATCTTTTTTCCCACCTTAGAAAAAGAAGATATTAAAGTTGTAGTTGATATGGGTGATACATTTGATAGTAGGAAAGGTATTGATTTTTCTGCTTTAGCATGGGCAAAAGACAACTATTATGATCGTCTTGCTAAAATGGGAGTAAAGGTTCATACTATTGTTGGTAATCATACTGCATATTATAAAAATACAAATTCAGTAAATGCAGTTGATTTACTTTTACGAGAATATGAAAATGTTGTTGTATATTCGGAACCAACTGAAGTAAAAATTGGTAAACTACCCGTATTATTTGTTCCATGGATTAATGAAGAGAACTATCAGAATACTTTCCAATCTGTCAAAGATTTCTCTGGCGTACACGCGATGGGGCACCTTGAACTTAATGGATATCCAGCTAATCGTGGACACATCATGGCGGAGGGTCTTGATGGCAAACTATTTAAGAACTTCAAGCAAGTCTTCTCTGGTCACTATCACACTAGATCGTCCGATGGACAAGTCTTCTACTTAGGTAATCCATATGAGATTTACTCTAATGATATGGGAGATGATAGAGGATTCCATATTTTTGATACGGAGTCACATGAGTTAGAACCAGTAAATAACCCATACACAATGTATGATAGTATTTACTATGAAGATACTCCATATCAAACATTTGATAGTAGACCGTATGTAGGTAAAATTGTCAAATTATTTGTACATAAAAAAACTGATTCTAAAAAATACAATAAGTTTGTAGATAAATTACTTGATTCCAATATTGCAGAATTAAATATTGTTGAATTGAATGTTGGTGACGTAGTTGATCTTGATAAGTATGATCCAGAATCTGAAGATACAGTTTCTATCTTAACTAAGTATGTTGAAGAGTCTGATCAAAAGATAAATAAATCTGAAATTAGCAAATTGATTCATGAAGTTTACCGAGAAGCATGTGAGATAATTTGAAATGTTTATACTCACATTATCAGGTTCTGAAAAAGAAGGTGCATATTCTGTTACCGATGCAAATGGAGATGAAATTCTTTATATATTCGAGGGAGAAGATGATGCCAAAAGATTCTGTATGATGTTAGAGGATAAATTATATACAGAACTTTCAGTTGTTGAAGTTGATGATGAATTGATAGTAAGTACTTGTGAAATGCAGGAGTATCAATATGCCATAATAACTAAAAATGATCTTGTAATACCTCCAGAGAACTAATGATTTTATTTGAAAAACTTCGCTATAAAAACTTTCTAAGCACAGGAAATCAATTCACAGAGATAAATTTTAATACATCTTCTACAACGTTAATTGTTGGGAATAACGGTGCTGGAAAAAGTACAATGCTTGATGCATTAACTTTTTCTTTATTTGGTAAATCTTATCGTGGAGTAAATAAACCACAATTAATCAATTCGACCAATGAAAAAGAATGTTTAGTTGAAATTGAGTTTAAAATTGGCAAAGTTGAGTGGAAGATTGTTAGGGGAATTAAACCATCAATATTTCAAATTTATAAAAATAATGAATTGTTAAATTCTGATGCTGCCGCTAAAGATCAGCAGACTTGGTTTGAGAGTGCAGTTCTCAAAATGAATTATAAATCATTTACTCAAATTGTAATTCTTGGTAGTAGTAACTTTGTACCTTTTATGCAACTTTCTGCTTCATCTAGGAGGGAAGTTATTGAGGACTTATTAGATATTAAAATTTTCTCTTCTATGAATCAGGTTTTAAAGAATAACGTTAAAGATATACGCGATGATGTTAAAATTGTAGAACTTAAAAAAGAATCTCTTAATGAAAAGGTTCATATGCAGCATGAGTTTATTGAAGAAATTGAACGACTTGCTGCTGAAGATGTAAATATTAAATTGGATCAAATTAAAGTCTTGACTAATACTCAAGATTCTCTCCTAAAAGATGCTCTTGAAAATGAGAATCAATTGCTAGATGCAAGAAAAGAACTTGAAAAATATTCTGGTGCGTCAGTAAAATTGAGAAAACTTGGTAATCTTAAGGGTAAGATATCTCAAAAGGTATCTTCTATTATTGATGATCACAAATTCTTCACAGAGAATACGGTTTGTCCTACCTGCACACAACCCATAGAAGAGGACTTTAGAATAAATAAAGTTGACGACGCTCAAAATAAAGCGAAAGAGTTGCAATCTGGGTATAAGGAACTAGAGCAGGCAATTAAAGAAGAAGAAGTCCGAGAGCGTCACTTCTCCACAGTTTCTAAAGAGGTAACTCGACTAACGCATGAAATTTCTCAAATCAATACTCAAATCTCTGGATATCAGCGACAAGTCCGAGATTTTGAACAAGAAATTCAAACTGTTGCCGATAGACGTGCAAAAAAGAATACTGAACATGAGAAGTTAGCAGAACTACAAGATAAACTTAGCGTTGCTATTTTAGAATCTGATAGTAAAAAGAATCAGTTAATTAACTATGCGTTTATTTCTGATCTTCTTAAAGATGGTGGCGTTAAGACCCAAGTTATTAAAAAATATTTGCCTCTAATTAATCAAGAAGCAAATCGTTACCTTCAAATGATGGAGTTTTATATTAACTTCCGTCTGGATGAGGAATTTAATGAGTCTATTGAATCTCCTATACATGAAGATTTTTCATATGCATCATTCAGCGAAGGCGAAAAGATGCGTATTGATCTTGCATTGTTGTTTACTTGGAGAGAGGTTGCTAAGATAAAAAATTCTCTCAATTGCAATATTCTTATTTTTGATGAAACTTTTGACTCTTCATTAGATGGATTTGGCACTGATGAGTTTATGAAAATAATACGATTTGTTCTCAAAGGTGCAAATGTGTTTGTTATATCTCATAAGGAAGGTATGAAAGATAAGTTTTTGAATGTTTTGAAATTTGAAAAAGTTAAAGGATTTAGTAGATTATCTGTATGAAAATTTTAATTACTGGGCATAAAGGATTTATTGGTAAAAATGTATTTTCTTATTTTCAAGACAATTTAAAAGATTCAAATATAGACGGTATTGATATACCAGATGGTGTTGAAAATTTTGATGGTGGTGATTATGATCTAGTCATTCATCTTGCAGCATTTGCTAATATTCGAGAGAGTTTGGAGAACCCTAAAAAGTTTTATGAAAATAATGTAATTAAAGCAAAAAAATTATTTGATTGGTGTAGAGAAACAAACACCAGACTCCTTTATGCTTCTTCCAGTGCAGTAGAAGAAGAATATTGGGAAAATCCATATGCAATGACCAAGTGGATTAATGAGCAGATGGCACCACACAATTCAGTTGGAATGCGATTCACTACGGTTTATGGTTCAGATAGTCGCTCAGATATGATGTATAGAATGCTTGAAGATAGAACTGCAACCTATGTAACTAATCATAAAAGAGATTGGATACATGTACATGATGTCTGTCGTGCTATTGCTTATCTTGCTACCAGTGATATTTGTGGACCAGTTTCTGTGGGTTCTGGAAAGTCTGTGTTTGTTAAGGATCTTGCTAAAAAAATGGGAATGGGGCATTTGCCAGTTAAAAACTTGACACCTGGTGAGAGGCAGGATAATGTGGCGGACATTAGTCTGCTGAGTAGTACTGGATGGGTTCCTACTATCAATGTTTTAGATACTGTGCCAGTTTAATTAGTGTCTGTGGGGTGTCCTAAGGGGCATCTTTTTGTATATACTGTATCCAGTTCAAACAAATTCAATGACTGTCAACCACGAAGTCAAAGGACAACTTGCTAAACTTCTTGCTACCGAAGACTTGGTTGTTGAGCATCGTGCTATTCAAACAGCACAGTTTAATGTTCATACTCGTGTTTTAACTCTTCCTCAATGGAAGAATGCATCTAACGCAGTTTATGATCTTCTTGTTGGTCATGAAGTTGGTCATGCACTATATACACCAGATATAGATTGGATTAAGGATAGAAAGATTCCCCCACAAATTGTTAATGTTGTTGAAGATGCTCGTATTGAAAAAATGATGAAGCGTCGGTATGGTGGTTTAAGTAAAACATTTTATCGTGGTTACCAACAACTTTCTGAAGATGATTTTTTTGGTATTGAAGATGAAGATCTGAATAGTTTTAACTTAGCAGATAAAATTAATCTTTGTTGTAAAATTGGCAATCATATTGATATTATTTATTTTAATCAAAAGGAACTTGAATGCCTAGATATGGTTAATGGTTGCGAAACATTTGATGATGTTTTGTTAGCAGCAGAAAAAATTTATAACTATTGTAAAAATGAATCAAAAGAGTCCCTTACAGATATACAACTACAGCAGAATAATGGTCAGTCTTCCTCCCAACCACAAGAGGCAGATAGTAAGGGCGGAGAATCAGAATCCCAGTCCGAAATATCATCCCATGGAGGAACCAAAGATTCTGTCGATACTGGTCTTCAGGGATCTGAAGGGATAACTGAAGAAGATATTGGTGAATTTGATGTTGAGACTATGAAGTCTTTTGACGAATCACTTAAAGATTTGATTGATGATAGGGAAAGTTTTGAAAATGATTATATTGAAATCCCAAAAGTAGACCTTAATCGTATTATTATTAGTAATACTGAGGTATATTCTAAAGTGCCTTCTGAGTGGGAAGAAGTTCTTGACAGAAATCCTCAAGTATTTGATAATGTTGATAGTCATTATAACGAATTTAAAAAATCTGCACAAAAGGAAGTTAATTATTTAATAAAGGAGTTTGAGTGTCGTAAATCTGCGAGCGCATATGCTCGTTCCTCTGTTTCCCGAACAGGTGTTCTTGATACTTCTAAACTTCATACGTACAAATATAGTGAAGATTTATTTAAAAAAGTAAGTGTTTTTTCTGACGGTAAAAATCATGGACTTGTTTTTATCCTTGATTGGTCTGGTTCTATGGCAGATGTTATTGTAGATACACTCAAGCAATTGTATAATTTAGTTTGGTTTTGTAAAAAAACAAATATTCCTTTTGATGTTTATGCTTTTACTTCAGATTATCCTAAAATTAAATATGAGATGGTTGGAGATACTTATAAAGCAATTACTCCTAAACCAGCATATAAGGAGCGTGAAGGTGTTGCTCAAGTTTATTTGCAATTCTCATTATTAAATCTATTTACAAGTAAGACTCGGGCAAAGGAACTTGATACCCAAATGCGAACTATATATCGTATTGCTGAAGTATTTGATCGCAATTACTATACCAGTTATCCAGTTCCTTTAGGTCTTACTCTTTCAGGAACTCCTTTGAATGATGCTCTTATTTGTTTGCATGAGATTCTTCCTAAATTTAAGAGGGATAATAATGTTGAAAAGGTTCAGTGTATAGTTCTTACTGATGGTGAAGCTCCTCCACTAAAATTTCATAAAACTGTTCAACGTCATTGGGAGTATGAACCTTATCTTGGTATTCGTTCGGTTGGTCCTACTAGTTTTATTCGTGATCGCAAGATGGGAACTACGTATTCTTTAAATGGTAATTGGCAGAATGTTACCGACACTCTTCTTCGTCACTTAAAGGATAAATTTTCTGATATTAACTTTATTGGTATGCGTGTAATTGCATCTCGCGATGCTAATAGTTTTATTAGACGATACACTGGTTGGGGTGATGAGTTTGATGAACTCCAGAGATCTTGGAGAAAGAATCGATCATGTGTGATTAAAAACTCTGGATATCATTCTTATTTTGCTATTTCTGCATCTTCTCTCTCCCAAGAACAAACATTTGAAGTTGAAGAATGTGCAACTAAGACTCAGATTAAGAGTGCATTTGTTAAAAGTCTTAAGACTAAAAAATTTAATAAAAAAATACTTAATGAATTTGTTCAACTAATTGCGTAACCAATTTCAAAACTGCCACATAGGGATCCTAGGATCCCTATTTTATCAAGTACAATAACCTCAGTTCAAACCAATCAAATGTCTCTCACTTCCGAGTACATCGTATCCTCCCTTCAAAATCTATATGGTGAGTCCGTAACTTCTGCGGACATTCGTGCTTGGTGTGCTATGAACGGATCTAATTATCAAACAATCACAAATAAACTATCGGATTGTAAAGTTTCTCGTGGTCGTTGGAATCTTACTGCTCAAGAAAAACTAGAGCATACATATCAGGCATCTCCTGTTATGCCTAATGATGAGCAAAACTTGATTCCTTATAAAGATGATACCTTCGTCAAGTTTGGGAACTTTGGTGATCTTAAAAAAATTATTCAGTCCCGTCTATTTTATCCAACGTTTATTACGGGTCTTTCGGGCAATGGTAAAACGTTCTCTGTAGAGCAAGCATGTGCTACTCTCGGTCGTGAATTGATTCGTGTAAACATTACTGTAGAAACTGATGAAGACGATCTTATTGGTGGGTTTCGTCTTGTGGACGGCAACACTGTCTGGCATAATGGTCCAGTCATCGAAGCACTCCAGCGTGGAGCAATCTTGCTCCTTGATGAGGTTGACCTCGCCTCCAATAAAATCCTTTGTCTTCAATCAATCCTTGAGGGTAAGGGGGTGTTCTTGAAGAAGATTGGTACGTATGTAACACCTAAAAATGGATTTAACGTCATTGCTACTGCCAATACTAAGGGTAAGGGTTCTGAAGATGGTCGGTTTATTGGAACAAATGTTCTTAACGAAGCATTCCTTGAGAGGTTTCCTGTAACCTTTGAACAAGAATATCCAACTCCTTCAATTGAACAAAAAATTCTTGAGGGTATTGCTTTAGATCTTGGCGTGGAAGATCGTGACTTCTGCAAACGTCTTGTGGATTGGGCAGACATCATTCGTAAGACCTTTAATGATGGTGGGATTGATGAAATTATCAGCACCCGCCGTCTAGTTCATATTATCCGTGCCTTTAGCATCTTCAAAGATAAGGCAAAATCAATTCAAGTATGTGTCAATCGTTTTGATGATGAGACTAGGCAATCATTTATAGAACTTTATGATAAGGTTGATGCAGATTTCCAGATGCCTGGAGAGATTGATGTCGTTGACGCTTCGCCACTTAACTGATATACTGAGGAAGGATTCTAGTGCCTTCCTTCAAATCCTTTGATATTTGATTTATGAAAGAAACAACTAAGTATTCAAAACATTATTACGATTATGGTCGTAATGATTTGAATCGAACAAATCCTTTTACTGACCCCATGATAAATTCTAATCAAGAATTTTTGGAACATGATAGAATCAGCATGCTGGGCAACCCTGGTACTAGTTCACCAGACACATTAAACTTTAACTATACTATGAGTGACGATACAATTTCATTCAATACTGAGGATAATATGCCTCCTTGGGGACATAGTGACATGGAAGCACTAGGTTCAATTGACCTAAATCTTGATGCTACTTCCAGGAATGGTTTCTGGAAGTATGAAGAAGACCTGACTATGAAGGAGGTTCGTGAATACCTCTCAGGAACATACAAAGCACATTACACTTCTAAAGATAGCAAAACTCAGACTCTTGATTTAATTGAAGCTATTGGAGACGCAGAACCATTCTGTCGTTCTAATGCTATTAAATACCTTTCCAGATTTGGTAAGAAGGGTGGTAAGTCCAAGATGGACATCCTTAAAGCAATTCACTATTGCGTTCTTCTTTATCATTTCTCTGGACTACACAATGAAATTAAGGAATCCTATGAAACTTTCTGAAAAGACTATCAACCTGCTTAAAAACTTCTCTGATATTAATCAGTCAATTCTATTTAAGAAAGGAAACAAACTTCGTACAATTTCTGTGATGAAGAATATCCTTGCTGAAGCAGATATTCCAGAAGATTTTCCTAAAGATTTTGGAATCTATGATCTCAATCAGTTCCTTCGTGGAGTTTTCCTTCACAATAAACCAGAACTTGATTTTGCTAATGATGGTCATGTAGTTATTAGAGAGGGTAAAAATAGATCTAAGTACTTCTTTGCAGATCCAAGTGTTATTGTTACACCTCCTGATAAAGAACTGACTCTTCCAACTACAGATGTTGAATTCCAGATTTCTTCTGAGCAATTAGATAAAGTTCGCAAAGCAGTTCTAGCGTTCCAACTTCCAGATCTTTCTGTTGTTGGTGAAGATGGTATTGTCAAACTTATTGTTCATGATAAAAAGAACGATACTTCCAACGACTTTCAAGTCAATGTTGGAGAAACTCAATCTGAGTTTTGCTTTAATTTTAAAGTTGAAAATATTAAAATTCTCCCTGGATCCTACCAAGTAGCAATCTCTAATAAACTTTTGTCACGGTTTGTCAGTAACGATTATAATTTGACTTACTATATTGCTTTAGAACCAGACTCGTCGTTCTAATGAACATCACTGTTCCAATGAGAGTATTGGGTAGTGGTCTTGTGATCATTGCTTACTTTACTATCCTCCATATCAATACAACACTTGGTGTAGTATTACAGATGGTGGGTGATAGTATTTCAATTCCTTACTTCATAAAGACAAAATCTTGGGACATCGTTATTATGGTTACATTCCTACTAGTGATCTCTCTATCGCATTTGTTATGAACATCTTTGTTACTGACCAAGATCCACGGAAATCTGCTTCTGTCCTACCAGACAAGCACATCGTCAAGATGCCTCTAGAGACCTGCCAGATGCTCTCTATAGTCGCCTCAGACAAGTGGGGGCATGGTTATGGCACACTGCCTAAGAAAGATGGAACACCCTATGCTACGGACAAAGGAGCATTCCGTAATCACCCTTGCACTAAATGGGCGAATGAAACTGTAGCAAACTCTAGATGGTTACTTGCTCATGGTCTTGCATTATGTGAAGAGTATTTTACTCGATATGGTAAAATCCATACTTGCTTCAAGACTCTCCTTGCTGCTGATGAAATCATTCCTTATGTGAAATGGGATAATCATACTCCTTTTGTTCGCGCAATGCCTGAGGAGTTTAAGTTTGATGATAGTATCTCTACCCTCGAAGCATACAAGATGTATATTGCATCTAAACCATGGGTGTGTGATAATTATCTTCGTCTCCCCCATCGTAAACCTGACTGGATTTAATTATGAGAGATGAATTTCTCTGGGTTGAAAAGTATCGACCCAAAACTATTGAGGATTGTATACTACCACCTGATATCAAAAAAACCTTTAAGGAATTTTTGAATAATGGTGAAGTTCCCAACCTACTTCTTGCGGGACCTGCAGGTTGTGGTAAAACTACTATCGCAAAAGCATTATGTAACGAATTAGGAGTAGACGTTTATGTCATCAATGGATCCGATGAGGGACGATTCCTCGATACTGTCAGAAACAATGCGAAAAACTTCGCTTCGACCGTATCGCTTACGTCAACTGCTAAACACAAAGTCATCATCATTGATGAGGCAGATAACACAACCCATGATGTACAACTCCTCTTACGGGCGTTTACTGAGGAGTTTAGTGGCAACTGCAGATTCATCTTCACATGCAATTACAAAAACAAAATCATCGAACCTCTCCACAGTAGATGTGCAGTCATTGAATTCTCAATCCCCAATGGAAAGAGACCAGAAATGGCATCCAAGTTCTTCAACCGCCTTAGAACGATCTTGGATGCAGAAGTTATTNAATATGATAACAAGGTCCTGGTAGAACTGATTAATAAACACTTCCCCGATTGGCGTCGTGTTTTAAATGAGTGTCAACGTTATTCTGCTGGAGGTAAGATTGATGCTGCGATTCTTGCATCATTTGGGGAGGTCAAGACCGATGAGTTGGTTAAAAGACTTAAGGAAAAGAACTTTCCTGAAGTACGTAAATGGGTGGTCAATAATCTGGATAATGATTCTAGTGTATTATTGCGTCGCATTTATGATGCTTGTTATGCATCCTTGGTCCCTTCTACTATTCCTGCTGCTGTCCTTATTATTGCAAAGTATCAGTATCAGATTGCTTTCGTTACCGATCAGGAAATTAATCTTCTGGCGGCGTTGACTGAGATTATGTGTGAGTGTGAATTCAAATGAGAACAAAATCTAGACAAAAAAAATCCAGATTCTACTACTATTTTTGGGGTACAATGACTGCTATTGTCCTTTTAGGGCAGTTGTATGTTGGAACTGGATATCGTATAATGGCAAGGGAAACCTTGCGCCTAACATCTTATCTTATGGATATTACTGAACAATGAATGTAAAACTTATACGCATCACCTCTGGCGAAGATCTTATCTGTGATCTTCTCAATGAAACTGATGATTCTATTACTTTTAATGATGCGATCGTCGCGGTCCCTGCAGGCAATGGGCAAATCGGATTTGCTCCTTGGTCACCTCTTCTTAGTAAAGATGTGAAGGAACTCACTATTGACAAAAAATTTGTCATGTATATTTCAGAACCACAAGATCAAATCTTGACTGAATATAAATCTATGTTCAGTAAGATCATTGCTCCTTCTACGAAACTTGCTCTCTGATTCTTTTATTTTATTATGATTAATATTGATCGCATCAATCTTGAAGAGTTCTTTGGTTGCGTTGCAGCAACTAATACGACTCAAATGAAGTCAAATGCATTTAAGACTATTCGCACTTGGTTGCAGGAAAAGTCTTTTGCTAAGTGGAGTGATGGTCAAGTTCAATATGTTGGTGACTATAAAGATGGTGTTGACTTTACCTCTGAGGATAATGTCAACTATGAGATGAAGGGTAAACTCAAGATGTTCAATAAAAATGGATCTACTTCGTCTATTGTTCTTAAGAACTTTCAGGGCGATACTAAAGTAATTGAAAAGACCTTTGATTATATGCTGTTAGTAGATACTGGATCTATGGCAATTGGAATCACTGATTGGGAAACTGTAGAGAAGCGTATTTACTTCACTCCAAAGTCACCTACTGCCAAAGTTAAATTTCTTCCTGGCGACTTTACCATGCTTGCTAAAGATATTAAACCTGCAGAGAAGAAGATTACCTCCGCACAAATTCTTGACAATTTGCAGGAGATTCTTTGATGAAGAGTTACAAGACTCCTCTACGCTATCCTGGGGGCAAGTCTAGGGCATGTAAGAAGATGGATCCTTACTTTCCCGATCTTAGAGATTATAAAGAATACCGTGAACCTTTTATTGGTGGTGGAAGTGTTGCTATTCATGTTACTAAAAACTATCCCCATCTTAAAGTTTGGGTGAATGATTTGCATCCTCCTCTGGCAACTTTTTGGCAGCAGGTACAATCAAATGGATATCTGATGGAAAAAAAACTTCAGGAACTGAAGTCCAAATATCCTGACCAATCTTCTGCAAAGGGATTGTTTTTGTCATCTAAAGATTATCTTGATAATAGTAGTGTCTCAGATGATCCTATCTGGACTGCTATTAGTTTTTATATAGTTAATAAATGCTCATTCTCGGGACTTACTCAATCATCNTCGTTTTCTAAACAAGCGTCGNATAGTAATTTNTCTATGAAGGGTATTCTTAAATTGAGTGGNTATCAACAACTTATACATAATTGGACGATCACAAATTATTCTTATGATAAGATTTTAGACGAATCCTCTGATAGATCTGAAACCTTTATCTACCTTGATCCCCCATATGATATTAAAGATAATCTATATGGTAAAAAGGGAGGAATGCATAAAGGATTTGATCATGACAAATTTGCAGAAGATTGTAACTGTTCGTCTACAGACATGATGATTAGTTATAATTCTGATCAACTTGTGACCAATCGTTTTGTTGATTCTAAATGGAGAGCAGCAGAGTTTGATCTTACATATACTATGAGATCTGTTGGTGATTATATGTCTGATCAAAAAACACGTAAAGAATTGCTACTAATGAATTATGGAAGTAGAAGTGACAATGTACAAAACGGGGAAACTTTGGAAGGAGTCCTATCAGGCGCAAGACTTCCAGGATGCTAGGGAAATTGCAAAAGCAAAGAATCCTGGTGTGACCATTGTTGGAGTCTCTGCAAGTATATCTAAAACCATGTTACCCGATTACTACCAAGAATAATGGAATTAAAAGATTGGTTGAACTCTATTAACCAAACAAAAGAAGATCTATCTGAGAATATTAAATCATATCCTCCGTTTATTGTGAATCGATGTTTGTCTGGTCATCTGGACTGCATTCTCTTTACTAATGAGATGAACAAAAACTCTCATTTAACTAAAGACATGCAATATTCCTTTTACATAAATACTCTGAGGAAGCGTAAAAGGTTCTCTCCTTGGCTCCGAAAAGATAAGATTCAAGATCTTGATGTTGTAAAACAATACTATGGTTATAGTAATGAAAAGGCAATGCAAGCATTGAAAATTTTGTCAAGAGAACAAATAGACTACATTAAAAAAAGACTTGACATTGGTGGATCATGACAAATACTATTGAACCCCAGGTAAACTGGAATCCAGATATGATGATAGAAGTCATGTTAAATGAACCTGATGATTTTTTGAAGGTTCGCGAGACACTGACTCGTATAGGAGTAGCATCTCGTAAGGAGAAAAAATTATATCAATCTTGTCATATTTTGCATAAGCAAGGTAGGTATTATATTACTCACTTTAAAGAACTTTTTGCACTGGACGGCAAACATGCAAATCTTACCGTAAATGATGTTCAAAGAAGAAACAGAATTTCTAGATTGTTATGTGACTGGGGTTTAATTAGTATAGTTAATGAAGATTCTATTCTAGATATTGCTCCACTTAATCAAATTAAAGTTTTATCTTATAAAGATAAGGGAGAATGGGTATTGGAGCAAAAGTATAATATTGGATCTAAAAAGAAAGTAGAAATTACCGAATAAAAATCTACGGGGTTACAACACCCCGTTTTTTATGCTTTGTTATAAATAAGTATGGATGCCTTCGGGGTCCACAAAACACAAACTCGCTTTTAAAGGAGCTACGAATCATGGGAAACCTTGCACGGTACACTGCTGCGGACCTACCTGCGCTGATGGAGCGTATAAATAGGAATAGCATAGGAATGGATGAATACTTCGATAGGTTGTTTAATCTCCACGAAACAACGAAGAAT